CGAACTGGATGGTATGCAGAAAATTAATCAAAAATTTTGATAAACCGACAGGATACTCTGAAGGTATTATGATCGAGAGATTGTATAGTACTATCATTTATCCGGATTGGGATAACAAAACATTCGCTGCATTAAAACCAACATCTAACATTCCTGAATTTAAACTTCTTGAAAAAGTTACAGGAGAAAAACAGCAAGCAACTAATTTTATGCAAGAATACGCGCAGAGTATGGATACATTGTACAAACCTCTCAAGGTAAAAAAGTTTAGATCTATACTTTTTACTAAGCCACATTCTTTAGGAAAACTAAATTTTAAATGGGTTTCTGATGTTTAAACAAATATTTGTAATTACGTTATTGTGTTTTCTTAGTAGCTCAGTAACAGCTCGACAATCTGTAGAAATCGTAAGTAGATTTGGACCTGCTGCTACCACTGGCAGATTCGCGATCGAGTATACTAAAATTTTAAATGAAATTCAGAACGAGTTCGAGTTCAGAATTACCAGCGTAGTTGGAGCATCTGGCGAAGTAGCTGACCAGAGAGCTCTTGCACTTGCAAGATTAGGAACAGATGTGCTGGTATATGGCTCGTCATCTTCGCTTGGATTTAATCGCTATACTAAATTTGGTAACTCATTTAATAGAGATTTAGATCTGATTCCATTGCAAGGATTAGCTGGTATTCCTTTTGCTATTCAAATTCCTCCGGATTCTAAAATTGATACTCTTGATCAATTAGTAGCTAGCATCAAAAATAAACCACAGGCTTATCATGCTACAACTATTTCTTCGAGTACATCCAAATTTTTCGATAATTTGTTTCGACACACATATAATCTTGACAATGTGAAACAGTTATCTTATGCAGGACCTCTGGATATTACCAGAAGTATGTTACAATCAGAAGCAGATTATACAATTTACAATTATGCTGATGCTGTTGGTTTAAAATTATTGGTAGTATCTGATATTGAAAGAGTTTCTAAATTTCCTAATGTTCCAACAGGAAAAGAGGTTGGGTTTGATGAGTTTAATTTTTCTACATTATCAATGATCAGTGTACCAAAAGAAAGAGCAGAATTTGGTAAAATTGTAATTAAGTATCTGACAGAAGCTTGTAAACATCCCAGGATGGTAGAATTAATTAGTAAAACGAATTACAATCATAATTGCATTGGCACTGATAACATATGGAAAAAGGTCCGCGACGAATTGAAATTGATTGAAAAGTACAAACAATTTTTAGACTAAATAATAATAAAACTAACTAAAGGATCAGATATGTCAACTTTATCGGTGTCGAACCTAACAGGATTATCAGGTATTACTTTTGGTGGTACGGTTAGTATCAACGCTACTTCTGTTAATGCTACATCAGCAAATGCCTCTAGCTTTACTATAGGCTCGGATTTCACCGCTAACTCTACTGTTGTAAATGCTACTTCATATAATATCGGCACGGTATATTCAGTTAACTCAACATCTATCAATGCAGTATCTGGATCATTTTCCGTAAATTCTGCTTCGATCAGACATTCGTCTAATACGTTTACTTTAGGTACTTCTTCAGCTACTACAGCTAATGGGTACACATACTTGCCTAATGGTTTGATTATGCAGTGGGGTGTTGTATCTAGCAACTCTATTACTGGAGACATTACTTTCCCCACACCATTCCCTAATGCACTTTTGTCTATAACAGCAACCACGGTAACTATAGACAACAGCTCTACTCATCTTGCCAGATTATTTGCAGCTAATACTACAACAGCAAATGTGAGAACAACAAACACTGCTAGTAGATCAGTATACTACCAGGCTATAGGAAGATAACACATGGCAATCCCAACAACTAGAGAACAATTTAAAGAAAATTGCCTGCGTCGTTTAGGTAAACCTGTTATTGAAATTAACGTAGATGATGATCAGGTTGAAGATCGTATCGACGAAGCTCTTAGATACTATTGGGATTATCATTTCGATGGTTCCGAAAAACTTTTTTACAAGCATCAAATTACCGATCAAGATAGAGAAAACAAATACATCACCCTTCCGGAAAATATTATCGGAGCGGTAAACATTTTTGATACAGGTTCTTCGCTTGGCACTAATAGCATTTTCAATATTCGTTATCAGATAGCTCTGAATGATCTGTACACCTTAACTTCTGTATCTATGACTCCATATGTTATGGCTATGACTCATATTCAGTTTCTTGAACAAATTTTAGTTGGACGTCAGCCAATTCGATATAATCGTCATACGAACAAATTGTTTATTGATGCTGATTGGGAAAGATTCGAGACTGGTAATTTCGTTATAGTTGAAGCCTACGAAGTGGTAAATCCTGCTACTTTTGCAGATGTTTGGGCTGACCGTTGGGTGCAGCGTTACGCTTCTTGTTTAATTAAACAGCAGTGGGGTTCTAATCTTACCAAGTTTAGCGGAATGAAACTTCCTGGCGGTATTACTTTCAATGGTGAGAAAATTTTCAATGATGCTACTGCAGAAAGACAACAGCTAGAACAAGAGATGATCGTTTCCTACTCATTACCAGTTACGGATATGATTGGATGATGAAATTTAGGTACTTCGTCGGTGAAGCTTGGACTAATAGTATTGGTAAAGAATCCAGAGAAGTATCAGTCTCTGGAAATCAGAAGTACACTAAAGCAGAAGATTTCAAAAAAGGTGCCGAACAAATCGGCTCTATCGGTCCGCTAAATATTCATAAGGTTGAAACGGGTGGAGGTATGACCGTGTTTACACATCATCCGGACGAAGGAAAAATTCATCATGTTATCCACGCTGTTCAGTCAACTGAAAGTGAACGTGGTGGACCTGAACTAAAGTTTTTGAGTGCACATGGCAGAGAAAAATCACCAGTAAGAGCAGGCGATTTATACCGACATCTAATGAAAAATCATAACTTTACTTTCGTTGGTACTGGACATTCTCCCGGTGCACAAAAAATGTGGAGCCGTTTCCATAATGATCCTGATATTGAAGTTATGGGAAGACACCCAGATGGTAAAATGGTACCACTAAAGAAAACTGATCGTATGTATGCAGATAAAAAGACTACAGATCCAGAAGAAAAGAAACTTGGTAGAATGGAACTAGTAGCCAGAAAGAGGATGAAGAATGGCAACTAATTTCTTTTTTAATAATTTTCAATCAAGCCAAGAGCAATTGCTTATCGAGAATTTGATTATTGAAACTATTAAAATCTATGGTGAGGATATGTATTACCTCCCAAGAAAACTTAATAAATATGATTCAATTTATGGAGCGGATGACCAGTCTAGCTACGAGATAGCTTACCCTATCGAAATGTACATCAAGTCTGTCGACGGATTTACTGGCGACGGTGCTTTTATGTCTAAATTTGGTATTGAAATTAGAGACCGTGTGGTGTTTTCTGTTGCTCAACGTATTTTTAGCGAAGAAGTTGGTGTGTCCACAACTCAGGTAAGACCGAACGAAGGCGATATTATTTTCTTTCCTCTAAATGGAAAATGTTTTCAGATAACTTATGTTAACAAATATGAAATGTTCTATCAGTTGGGCGCTCTACAAACTTGGGAAATGACTTGCGAGTTGTTTGAATATAGCAACGAAATATTTAAAACTGGTATTCCTGAAATCGATAAAATTCAAAAACAGCTCAGCACTAATATTCTTGATTATGCTATCAGAGATGAAGAAAGAGATTTTATTCTTACCGAAGATGAAGATTATATTGTGCTAGAAAACTCTATGTACAATGAATATCTCGCTGCAGCAGACAATGATGAGATCCAAAGGGAATCTGATGAACTAATCGACTGGAGCGTATACGATCCATTCAGTGAAGGTAGAATTTAATGTTCGGTCAAACTTTCTATTTCAACACAATCCGTAAATACGTAATCCTTGTTGGTACGCTGTTCAATGATATTCACATAACTAGAACAAACGTTTCTGGTGACAGAGTTGTATTGATGAAGGTTCCGGTAACTTATGGACCTAAAGATAAGATGTTAGCTCGTATTGAACAGGATCCGGGAATAAACCGTCCAGCTGCTGTTATCTTACCAATAATATCATTTGAAATGGGTCAAATGACTTATGATGGTAAACGTAAGTTAAACACTCTTGGTCGATCAACAGTCAAAAGCACTGAAGCTGCTAAGTTTCGATATCAATATAATCCAGTACCATATAATATCAACTTTAAAGTGTATGTATACACTAAAAATGCTGAAGATGGTACTAAAATTATTGAACAGATACTACCTTATTTTACACCAGACTGGACAACTACTGTTTCTTTGATTCCAGAAATGGAAATCATTATGGATATTCCTATTGAACTTAGAAATATTTCATACGATGATAACTATGATGAAGGATTTGATAAAAGAAGAGCTATTGTATGGACTTTAGATCTAGTATTAAAAGGTTACATCTATGGTCCTGTTAAGAAAAGTGCAATCATCAAGTTTATCGAAAATAATTATTTTATTCCTAATGTGCCTGATGGTAATTTAAAGGATGCAGTTGGCGTAACTGCTGTTGACGAAAGAGTAACTATTCAACCTGGACTAGCAGCCAATGGTCAGCCGATTAATTATACTGGTGCGCCAACAGATACAGGTACTGTATCTTATCTTGAAATAAATTCTGATGATGATTTTGGGTTTATTACACAAATCTATAATGAAGATGAGTTAGAATGACAAAGAGTGCTAATAATGATCCTATTGGGGAGGCTCTTGGGTTAACACCTTTCAGTCCTAATTCTAATTCTGTACAAACAATCATAGCTGACGCTCATGATGACAGTGCTACAGTAGACTTTGAAAAAGCTCGAGCTAACATATACAATGTTATTGATACTGCTACGGATGCTATAGAAAAGTTAGCTGAGATAGCAGAACAATCGCAGCATCCAAGAGCATTCGAAGTTCTTGCAAAACTAATGGATTCAACGCTTCAGGCTAATAAAGATCTATTAGAATTACAAGCTAAAATTCGCACTATCAAATCAGCTGACGCTCCCATTAATGAAACAGCTCAGACTATCAACAACAATCTATTCGTCGGTAGTACTGCCGAGCTTCAAAAAGTAATTGAGAATATTAAAAATGGTGGATCTAGTTCAACCTAATTTAACCCAATTAAAGGGTTACAATGGTAATATGCTACTCAAACGCTCTAACGAGTCGTTTGCTTGGACTCCCGAACTTGTTAATGAATATGTAAAATGTTCGCAAGATGTAATCTACTTCGTAGAAACATACATGAAGATCATCAACGTTGATAAAGGGTTGATGAACTTTACTCTTTATGATTATCAGAAAGAAATGTTAAAAAACTTTGCTGATAATCGTTTTAATATTGTAACGACAGCTCGTCAGGCTGGCAAGTCAACTACGACCTGCGCATTTATTCTTTGGTATATCATATTTAATCCTGAAAAAACTGTTGCTCTCTTAGCCAACAAAGGTGACACGGCTAGAGAAATTCTTGGACGTGTACAGTTAGCTTACCAGCATCTTCCTAAGTGGCTTCAGCAGGGTGTGGTTGAATGGAACAAAGGTTCATTCGTTCTAGAAAACAACAGCCGTGTTATCGCCGCTGCTACAAGCTCTGACGCTATCCGTGGTTATTCTATCAACCTTCTGTTTATCGACGAAGCAGCGTTCATTGATACATGGGACGAGTTTTTCACCTCAGTTTATCCTACCATTTCATCAGGTTCAGAATCAAAAATTATTTTGGTTTCAACACCAAATGGTTTGAATCACTTCTATGCTATCTGGCAAAATGCTGTTCAAAAGAAAAACTCTTATCAGCATATGTTCGTAAAGTGGCAAAACGTACCTGGCAGAAACGAGAAGT